AATTATCTATATCTTTATAGATTAGTTGCTATAATAAGGGGGAAGGGGAAGGTGTAAAAGATTTTCCTCTGAACCTTGAAAACTTCATACTAATTAAACTCATGGATACAGTAATTGACACACACACTGTCTGTAAATCTACTGAAGCTAACAAAGTAATTTTAAAACATCTTAAAATAGACTTTGAAGAAGTTGAAAGTAGAAGATTTAAAAATAAATACTTGAGACTTTTAAGAGATTCAAAAGTATTTTCTGATCAGTGGGACATGATAGAAGAGTTGAATCGCTGGAGAGTAGAAAATTTTCTAGATATCATTCTAAATGATTAACCTCTAGTACTCTTTAAATCAATTCCAAGGGGTGTAATTATCTTTAATAGATAAATACACCTTTTACAACTAATAAGCCTTTACAGGCTGACTCAAACTAAACAACACTAAATTAATTAAAGTTATGTTTACTGCTGAAGAACTAAAACACATTTTACAAGAGATAAAAGATCTCTATAAAAATCAAATCAGTTCTAAAAATGAAAAAAAATTAAGACTATCTATTATTAACAAAATAGAAAATAGTACGGATTTTTTAAACTGTGATTTAACAGATACTGAAGAACCCTTTTAAAGATTCCTTAAAGGGTAGCTAATACCCTTTAAAGAGTCCTTAAGACTCTAATTCAAATTACTTTATTAATTAAAACTATGTTAAAAAACTTTGTTATCTGGTCGGGCTTTTATGCCTTATCTGGGATAGTTCTAACTAGTGTTATTACTGAAAGTCTAAATAAGAGTACTTTCAATGCATGTAAAGCAAACTTAAATAAGTACAATGCAGCATGTCAACAAGTATTAAAAACTGGTAGTAGTTACCAACAAAAACAAGTTAAGACAATACTTGCAATAAATGAGTTAAAAGGTATATAATTAAATATACCTTTATACAATTTTATTTAATTAAACTATGAACAATTCAATTTATTTAGAATTAAAATTATTTCTTAATTTATCCGATATTGAACTCGCAGAAGTATTAGAAAAATTAGAAACTTTACAACATATAGAAGTATTTAAAGAATTAAAAAAAGAAATTCTTATAAAATACGAATCACAAAAGGTATTAACTAACTCTTAAAGGGTTAGTTTTTTTTTATTCACTTTATTAATTTAAAAACTATGTTTACTGTATTTGTTAGAAATTGGTTTAAATATAATCCTAGTGTTATTAATGAGCTTGATAGTTCATTAAATGGGATTGAACCAGACTCAAGAGCTAGAAAGTATAAACTAGCTACTTTTAAAACTGAGAATGAAGCGAGAGAGTATGCGAAAGAATATAATAGAACACATAAAAAAGGAAGATTAAGAAGACAAGCCGAATATACTCAATATTATTAAAAATATTTTCTTATAGCCTCGAATTAATCGAGGTTATAAAAAACTATTTTTTATAAATAGTTTTATTTTCAACTTACATTAATTAAAAAAATGAATGAAGCAATTATTAATGAGTCTAAACTCATTAACGAACTTAAAACAGTTCCATTAAATCAAGAAACACCTTTTAAATTTTATAAAGGGTGTATATGTCATATGCACTGGGGATGGAATACTACTAGAAATTCTTTTTATGTAGTTACTAGGTTAACTGATCACTATGTTTGGTTTAAAGAGATACCTAGTCAAAGGTTAAAAACTGAATATAGTAAAACTTGGGGATTTCAAAAGGGTTACGAAGTACCACTAATTAGGGTTATAGATAAAAAAGTAATACCAATTGAGACACATGGGGGAGAATTTAGATTAAGGCGCAAAACTTGGGGTGATGATCATGTGTTTAAGAATGATATAGGTAAAGAATATTGTTATATGAAAAGCCACGGTTTAATCGATGGATGGGATGGAAAGATTAAAGAATACGATCATATGGACTAAATAAAATGATAGATAACAATAAAATCTATAAATTTATAGATAAAGATTTAATTAATGGTTATTGCTTTATTAGTGGTAAAAAATTAAATCAAATTTTAGAGGATAGTTATAAACAAGTTAAAAAACTTAAAAAATAATACTTGCTTAAAGGGATGTTTTAAACATCCTTTTATGAAAGTATTTTTTTACTTTCAATTAAAAACTTATTTTATTAATTAAAAATGAAAAAAGAATTATTTAAGTTTGGGGTGAATAACTCTAAACTTAAGAATACTATTACTTTTAGCAAAAGTAGTGGATTAACTTGCCCAGCAGCTAACAAGTGTAAAGCCTATGCACATATGAATGCCCAAGGTAAAAGATCGGTTAAAAGGTTTAAAGATACTGAATTTACTTGTTATAGTGCAAGTTTAGAGGCTTTATATCCTAGTTTATATAATCTTACTAGACATAATACGGGCTTATTGAATGAATATATTAAAAAAGATGATTTTAACGGGTTAGTAGAATGTTTTAATGTGTCTTTAAATAGTAAAAGAAGTAAGAATATAAATTTAGTTAGATGGAACCAGTCAGGAGATATATATACAAGATTTGAACTTGAAGCACTTAAAAAAGTAGCTTCAATGAATAAAGATTTAATATTTTATTTTTATACTAAGAATTTAATATTATTTCCTAGTAATAGATCTATAGAAAGCAATATGAGAGTAGTTGCAAGTTATGGAGGGAAATATGATTATTTAATTAATAGAGGTTATTTCAAGAGATTTAGTAAAGTTGTATTTAGTGAGAATGAAGCAAAAATATTAAACTTGCCTATAGATACCGACGATACACACGCTTATGAAGATAAGGGTGCTAACGGCTTCGCTCTTTTATTGCATGGTACTCAAGAGAAGAATACAAAAGCAAGTGAAGCTTTAAAAGAAATAAGAAAAAATAAAAAATTAGCTATTGCTTAGATTTTAAAAGTAATAAGAATAAGAGTTTATAAAGCATATCGTTATTATTAGGGGTTATCTCATCAACTTGAGATAACTTTTGATGCTTAATGAAAGATTTAAACTCATTATTGGTTTTTATGTCGTGATCATGAATCAGATTTTTAATAAATGACATTAAAGGCGAATTAGGGTTGATTAGTATACTAATTAGTGTATACTAAAATATATAATTATACAATTAATTAATCATGAATGAATCAAATTTACGTTTATCAAACGTACAACAAAAAGCTATTAAAGCGTTAGCCAAGGCCGATGCTAGACCAGTTAAGCAAATGCTATCAATGATTCTCAAAGAGGGTTTTTATTGGATATTTTGTGAGCATGGGGAGAATATTCAACCTTATCAAGGATGGCCTAGTGATTGGGAAAAAATTAAAAAAGAATTAGAGCAGGAATATAAAAAAGCTATGGAGGTTAAATAATGAACTATAAACAAAGATTTAAAGATATGCCTATCGATAAGGCATGGACTAACGAAAGTGAGAGAGAGCTTTTTATACAAAGAGTATCTGATTTAGCTTTTGGATTAGATGCTATTGAACGTGGTTATTCAATGGAAGCAGTATTAGAGCAATTAGAAGAATTTTCTGATAATGCACTTAAATGGGAGGAAAGAGAAGAATGAAAATAATTAAATTATCCGATAAAAAATTCTGGCAATTACAAAAATATGTCAATGATCATGTTGAATTTATTAATGATAGTTGTGCAGGATGTAACGACAATGATTTATTAGAAGAATTAATGAAAAAAAGCAAACCTATTTTTGATTTACAAGAATCAATGATGGAGGCTGAATAATGGTAAAAGAAAACCCTAATAAAGAATCCTGTAGAGAAAGAATGAAAGAACTTATTAGGATTAAAAAACTTAATAGGAATCAAGTAGTTAAAAGGTGTATGAGGGAATTTGATGATGTTCATAAATCAACTTTTTATGGTTGGTATGATGAAGTTATTAATGAACCTG